CCTTGAACAGCGCGCCCGCAAGCTCGCGCGTATCGTCTGCGAACAGCGGCGAGTGCGAGTGGCCCGCGACCCGGAGCGAATAGTTGCCGACGAGGTTGGCGTAATAAAAGGGATCGCCGGGCTTGCCGTCCTCTTTCGGGTCGGGCATGATCTCTTCGTCGTTGTTGCGCATGTTGAGCTTCAACGACAGATCGCCGAGCCGCACCAGCGGGGCCTCGAGGTTGATGGCAGTTTTCTTGATGCGGCCCGAGCCCGTGGTAGCAAGCTGCTTGCTGTGCTCTTTGCTGCGCACGCCGGCCTCGCCCTTGCCCATAACGGTTTGTGTCAATCCCGATGCCTCGATGAACAGCGCGCCGATGGACATATAGTCGGCGAAGATGTCGGGCGGCATTTCGGGGTAGAGCTCCTTGATCTGGGCCTGCGGTAGCTGGTCCATGACCCAGGTATCCGAACCGCCGAACGCCTCCATCTTTTCGTCGCTGAGCCCCATGAAGCCGGACCCGACGCGCGGCGGGTAGGCTTGACGGTCCAAAATGTCGTGGATTTGCTCGAGCCTTTCGTTGCTCCAGTCCTGCAGCGGGATCAACGAATCGATGTGCGCCTTGCCCCAGAAGTATTCGTAAATCCCGTAAGGCCGGATTTGGGTGTACGGGTGCTCCTTGGGGAAGAACGGATTGCATTGCGTGTTATAGAACGGCTCCTGCTGCTTTTTCTGCGGCGTGAACTCCCCGGATTTCTTGAGGATTTCGATGGTCTTTTTGCTGTCCGCGATGATGATGTCGGGGTCGACCACCCAGAACACGCGGTAATCCGCGCATTTGTCATCCCAGACCGTGAGCTCGTGGAACGCCACCAACGGCCGATCGACCTTGGGATGATAACTCGGCCGAGCGATATAGGTAGGGTTCACCGAGCCCGTGACGTTGCCGCTCAGATTCGCGCCCGACGTGGACGAGATGATCATGCGCGTGATCAGTTCGGGGAAGGGCGATTCAAACGGGGTGTTCACGACGTTGAGGTCTTTGACCTTCGATGACAGCCCGGCCCGGAACAGCCGTTGCACCGCGTTGTCGTAATCGATGTGGTAGCTGTGGACAAAGGCCGGCTGGCTGTCCAACTCGGTCAATTCCTCGCTGAACACGCCAAATTTCCAAGGCTCAATCAGGGTGCAGGTTTTTTCTTCGCGCACATCGGACCAGCCGGATTTCAGGATCATCGAGTCGAATGACAGCGCGCCAATGATGGCATCGCCGAAGAAATCGAACAGCCCGGCGTCACGGAAATCGGTGTTGAACGAATCCTCCGCCGCCATGAACTGCTTCACGAGGTTGTCGTCGGAATTGAGCGGCGCACTGAGCGAAAATTGCGCATGATCGGGCGAGTAGAGAAACGACGCCACGAGGTCGAGATGCGATTCGATGCGGTTGTAGATGATCTCATTATCGCTCGCCGTGCCGAACAGGAAATATTGCCGGCGGCGGTCGTACAAATCCTTACGGTCCTTCTTGGATGCTAGGCAAATGTCGAGCACCCAGCGCACCCACTCGCCCTGCTTGGCGGGATCGTCGGGGACGATCATCGCGGGGGCCTATGCGCCGCCTCGATCGCGGTCGCGGTGTGTACGCCCGGCACCGTGCGGGAATGAGCGAGCTTGTTGCCGATCCCGACTGTGGTTTTGAAATCCATTTTGTTCGCCGTAGGCACACATTGGGCACCGAGCGAGGTGTTAACCTGAGCCGCGAAGCCGCCAAAATTCATTACGGGGGTCGAGCGGTCCATCGGCCGTTGCGGCTGAATCTGCTTGGCCGCCTGGTCACGCCGGGCCGAGTTCATGTCGGGCATACGGAAGGCGTCGGCGAGCGCGCGGAGTTCGGAGTCGCAAGCCTTGGCCGTGCCCGCGACATGGCCACCGCCCGGCACCCACTCGACGCGGACACACTGGCATTTCGGGCAGGACGGATTGGCCTCCCAAGCGTCGAATGCTTCACAGCACCGGGAGTTGAGGCACCGCCACGAGCGTTTGATATCGGCCATGCCTCAAAATAGAGGCAGTCAGGGGCGGGCGTCAACTTCGCCTTGGTCGGTAAAGCGATAATTGAGCCCGTCATCTCTCATATTCCAGGCTTTGCACTTGATCGTCAGCCGCCGCATCAGCCGTTCTGGCACGCGCTTCATCCCGCACAATACCTCAAGACGATTGACTGCTTGATTGAAGCGCACAACTGTTGTGGTGAATTCAGCCATTCAGAAGCTCACCCCCGCCATCGGCAGCACCTTGAAAAACACCACCCACAGCGCGATCAGGAAAATCACGATCTGGATGATTTTGGTGATGAGCGGGTCGGGCGAGAATTTGACCGCCAGCCAGTAGGCGATGAGCAGAACACAAATGATGACGATGATCTGGAAAAATCCATGGGCCATGGCGGCCTCCCTTACGAGGGCAAACTGATGTTCATCCTCTTTAGATACGAAGTGATAACACGATCCATCGGTTCCGTACCGCCCTTTTCCTCGATGTCGGCGGACTTCGCGAGCGACATGCCGATTGCCCTCACCCGCGGCTGGACCCATGTGTTCCACGCCTGATAGGCCAGCATCGCCCCAATCACGCGGTCATCCTTGCTGCGGCCCTCCGCGCCGATATGCCCGGCGTCATTGACGATGCGGCGCATTTCCTCCAGCAGCGGCACCGAGCGCGGGATCATGCGGCCGAGCTCGATGCCGTTCTTGAGCTGATTCATAGCCATGCGCTTGGTGTCCTCGCGCGTGACCCACTGATACAGCAGTTCGCCGCCGCCGGGGTTGTCCATGCGTCGGTAGAAATAGTGCCGCATGTTCTTGAGGATGTTGCGGATGTCATAGCTTTCGTCGTTGGGCCGCAGCTCACTCGCCATGCGGCGGATTTTCTCCAGCTCGTCAAAGACAGCCTTACCCGGCCCGTTCATTTCGAGGATGGGCATCAAATAAGTGAGGCCGTAATAACCTGCGAGGTGCGCAAGAACCCAGGCACATTGATACGTTGAAGGTTGTGTGGAACAATATTCGGCCACTTGTACCATACAATCTGAATAGCATCGCCAGATTGAAATAACTGTACGATCCGCCTCGTCGGACGACCCATATGCAGCATCACATCCCAGCGCATAGTATCCAAACTTACTGGCATCCTCCCAGATGCGGAGTTCGGCACGGGTGTCCTTGACCTGGATGATTTTTGTTTCATCGAACTTGAGCCCGAGTTTGTACCTGAAAGTCTGGAATGGATGTTTCTTCGCCACCCGCAGGCATTCCGTCATCGCCTCGACGGTGAAGAATTTCGAGCCCGTGGCCTGGAACGCATCCGATTCGGTCCAAGGGTATTCCTGGTCCATCATCGATTGGTCGTTGTCCTTCTCGGCCGCGAGGTGCCAGCGATACCACGCGATCTGCTGCAGCGAGATTTCGAACTTGTAGAGCTCGCGCACCTCGCGCACGCGCTTGCGCTCCAGTGGCGTGAGCGTCGATTTCACTCCATCCGGCATGTAGTGTAGGAAAAACGGATGGCTTACCGGGAACTGGTTGCGCTCGTCCCGCCACCAGCCGATGAAGATGGCTCGCTTGGTGGGGTCGGTCTTTGTGACCTCCCACATATCCCAGAAATGATTAAAGCCGTTTGCCGTCGTTTCGTAGATTTGCAGACGGTGAGGATAGAGCGACGATGTTTGGGAGCGAAATTCCGCCAGATCGTCGCCGTTCCCGTAAAACGCGCACTCGGTAGCATGCACAAAGTTCGCGGCACCACCACGGCCAAGCCCTCCTTTGCGAACTTCCGACGTACCCGCAATAAGGTATCTAAACTTAGATGAGTTCTTAAGAATGAGGAGGTTCCGGTTATGACGTACATAGGTGATCCGGTATTTTGGCGGGGTTTCCGCAAAGAAGACTTCGACCGTGGCCCGGAAATCATCGCGCGCCTCCTCCTTGTGAGTGATGAACACGCCGAGCAGCCCGCGATGAGCGAATGCCCAGAACATATCGAGAGCCAAGAAGAAACTCGAAATTCCCAATTGGCGGGCCTTCAAGATAACAAAGGTTGTGATGCCTTGGGCAAGGCCATCCTCGATCTGCTTCAACAAATACCGCTGTGATCCCAACAATCTGAATGGCACAAGTCCATAATCTTTGCTCTGTACCTTGAGCTGTGAAAGAAATTTCAGGAACCGCTCGGTCGGGAACGGTGCAACGCCGACGTATTCGAGCTTGAAGGCGTCATCGCTCTCGCTGACATCGAAGTCGGTCATGACTTTGGATGCGTACACAGGATGAAATGATAGTGGCTCATCGCGGGATAGCCGGTGTGCAGCGTGGCGTCGTTCATGCCGAACAAAAACACGTTCTCGAAATAGCGCAGCGCGTCCGACCGGAACTGCGCCCCCTTCTTGCAATTGACGTGGCCAGCGCGGGAGATGTCCGATGCGTAGGCTTGCGATTCCAGGGTCGGCGACCCCGCGATGAACACGCCGTCGCTGGTCAGGGAATGCACGATGTTGTCCATCATCCGCGACTCGTCATCGGGCGCTATGTGCTCAAACACGTCAATCATGTAGACCGCATCAAACAGCGCAGGCAACGGCACGGCCACAATATCATGCACCCGCATTGAACTATAGCCGGTCCACGCTGGATCGATATCGTATAGCGCGAGCTCGCCTACCACCTTCGCCACGATCGGGGAAAACGACCCGTCGCCGCACCCGATCTCAGCCACACTCGCCTTGCCCGCCAGCATCTTGGCGACGAAGCCATAGCGCGCATGGACGAACAGCAGCCGCTCGGGGACGTGGCGCCACTGATAGCTCGCCATCGGCCCAAGCGTCATCGGCTCGGTGTCGAGAAAAACCTCATACTGCGGCTCGCAGGTGCGCGGCGCCTTCAGCATTGGAATTCCTCCCAGGCCGCCACCATGGTCTCGTAATCGTCCTTGGCCCACACGATGCGCTGGCGATCGCCAAACCAGGGATACTGCTCGCCGATTTCGATCCCCATATGCGCCTTCCAGAACGCAGGCGTCGTGGTGTGGTAGGCGTGCCCGTCCGGTAGCGGCTCGATGAACACCAGGAACGGCCGCGAGCCCAGCATGGCGAGCTGCGCCGGGCCGTTGGCCACGAAGAGGTTAGCCTTGGCCGCCTCGTACAGCGCCGTCCGGTAATGGAGGTTGTGCGATGCCGCCCAGCATTCGGAGAACGCGCCTAACGCGGGCGTGTCGCCCTTGGCAGTATCGCGGACAATCACCACCCGCTCGCCGTGTGCCTTGAGATAGCCGGCAAACATCCGCCACGCATCGAGATTGCTGTTGCGATATACCCACTGATCCGATTCGCGCAACGTGATTGTCACGTACTCGCCGCTGAACGATGAAGGTTTTGGTGACCGCAGCCGCGGCAACGCCTCCCCGGCCCGCACCGCCCGCACGATCGGGCCGGTCGTATAGTCCTCGTTGCAGCGGCCCACCACCGCGCGCTCGTCCTCCACCCCACCTACCAGCGCCAACGCCGGCCGCATCACCTGCTCGAACATCTGCCGATAGGCCGGGTTGCGCAGCGCGGCACAGTCGCCATCCCGCCCCGGCCAGAACCCGACCTTGAGCGGGGCCGG